AATGATAAGGTTGCACTTGCTAAGATGGTTAAATATTGTATCATGGACGTAATACTTTTAGAGAAAGTGCATAAGCTTTTGAATAATCACATACCGGCTAAGACGCACTACGGCGTTATCTTTGGTGAGTATAAAGGTACTTGCCCGGAGTGTGGATCGGATGAATTAATAAAACATAGCAGACAAATACTAGCAAGCGGAACCATTAAATTAATTTACAAATGCAAGACGTGTGGGAAATTTCACCGCAAGACAGACAAGTAGGTGGCGATCATTATAAGATTTATAAGATTCAGCCAACCGAATTTATCCATACAAATAGTATTCCTTTTATTGAAGGAAATATTATTAAGTATGTAATGAGACATAAAAATAAAAACGGCATCGAAGATTTAAAAAAAGCTAGGCACTATATAGACCTACTAATAAAACTAGAGTATGAAACTACCAAAGTTATTTAACAAAATGAAATTATCGGAACAAGAAACGTGGCTTACGAATAAGCTTGCCGAAGTACACGGCATAGAAATTGAGATAAGAAGATACCTAGCTAAAGTTCGTGGCGGGCAAGTTATATTTACTCCTAGTGATGAAATAGATAGGCTTGATGAAATAGAATTAAAAAAGGATGCTTAAAATAAAGATTATATATCGTAAACTCGGACGCGAGCAAGCGCATGGCCTTGCTAGTAGCGACGGCGTTATAGAAATCGACGAACGCCTTAAAGGCAAAAAGCACCTGGAAATCTTAATACATGAAGTGTTGCACTTATTATATCCTCGAAATTCGGAAGCTACCATAGTTAAAAACTCCGTTATGCTTACACGCATTTTATGGAAGGAGGGTTATAGGCGTGTGGATCAAAAAGAAGACGAGCCATTACAAGACGGCTTAATATAGAATTGGATAGCCTTTGACCAATTAAAAATGATTAGGCAAAAGGCCGGCGAGAAACTTTTTTAGTAATTATGTGACTTGTCGGTCTTATCTTTTACATAAAGTAAAGCTACAACTTGACATACATTATAAAAAAGTAAGTCAATAACTTTACTTTTTGAATCATTTAATATGCAACTAAGAGACTACCAAGTAGACATTGCGGAGCAAGCCATAAACATACTTAAAGAATTTAAGTTAGTTTATTTAGCTATGCAAGTGCGTACGGGCAAGACTATAACAAGCTTGCACATTGCTAGTTTATATGGAGCAAAGAAGGTTTTATTTGTCACTAAGAAAAAAGCTATAAGCAGCATTGAAGATGATTTTAAGCAGTCCAGTTTTTTATATGATTTACTGGTTATTAACTACGAAAGCTTACATAAGATAACACATACTTACGATTTAATTATAGTAGACGAAGCGCACGCTTTGGGGCAATATCCAAAGCCGAGCAACCGCGTAACGGAATTAAAGAAGATATGCTTAGGGAAACCGGTAATATATTTAAGCGGTACACCATCGCCCGAAACATACGCACAATTTTACCACCAATTTTATGTTAGTAGTTATAGTCCGTTTAAAGAACATAAAAACTTTTATTCCTGGCATAAAGAGTATGGCATTCCAAAGACAAAGTTTTTATATAATATGCAAGTGCCGGACTATACACACGTTAAACAAGAAAGAATCCAAACCGAAATTCAACACTTATTGTTAACTTATACGCAAGAAGAGGCCGGATTTGAGTCTTTAGTTGAAGAAGTTATTCTTTACGTACCTATGTCGGATAAGGTTAAGTGGGCCGTTGATAAGATTAAGAAGGATAAGTTATTTAAGACTAAAGATGGTAAAGTAGTACTAGCTGACACCTCGGTTAAAGAGATGCAAAAGATACACCAAATATGTAGCGGATCGGTTAAGACTGAGGATGGTAATGCTTTAATGTTTGACGATACTAAGGCCAAGTTTATTAAAGAGCGATTTAAAGGGCAAAAGATAGCTATTTTTTATAAGTATATTGCCGAGGGTATGCAGCTAAGAGTCGACTTTGTAGGACGCATTTACGATAATCCTATGGCTTTTAATGAGGCAATGGGCGACGCGGTGTTTATAAGTCAAATACAAAGCGGGCGTGAGGGTATAAACTTAAGCACGGCGGATGCTTTGGTTATGTATAATATAGACTTTAGCGCGGTAAGTTATTGGCAAAGTAGAGCCAGGATGCAAACTCAAAACAGAAAAACCGCTTCGCGTGTTTTTTGGATATTCACCACCGGCGGCATAGAAGATCGCATTTATAGTATGGTACAAAACAAAAAAGACTTTACTTTAAGTCATTTTAAAAAAATTTATTAAAAATATTTTTTTATTTGGATTCTTTACTTTAGCTTTGTTTCATAATCAAATCAATAAACTATGAACAAGTTAAAAAGCCCCCAACAAAAGGCAAACGAGCGTTACGCTCAAGAAAGTATCAAGCCGGTATATGCAGTAATTATTATATGCTTTGCGCTAATTATAACCGCATTATTAGAAAGCTTATGAGGCACTACTTAATCTTTATTTATGAACTATTATTTTTTACGTTCATATCATTTCCGCTAGCAATTACGTTATACTTAATCGCTACTATTATTTCAAAATTCAAAAACCAATAACCATGGCAAATCACCAACAATGGCAAGAACTTACTATCATTGAAAAAGTTAAGTTAGTAGGCCAGCTTACGCATCTTTTACAAAACGACGAAAAAAGTTTTGAAACTTTTATAAAGTGGATTAAAATAAGCGAGATTATCGGATTATTTGACGAAGTAAAAATTAACGATGAAGGAAATTCTTAAATACATTCAGCTTTACACTGGCTGCAATGATCACGCTTTAAAGCGTATTGAGGTAATGCTTGAGCCTAGGCTTCAGCCTAAAATAATAGAAAAGATAGTAGAAGTTGAAAAATATATTCAGCGTAGAATTAAGCCAAAAACACCTATATCAGTATGGGCGGAAGTTTATTTTACAAAAAACTTATTAAGCTATAACGAGGTAAGTAATAAATCTAGAAAAAGACATGTAGTTGATATTAGGCATGAATTTATAAAAATTGCTTATCAAAATGGTTATACTTGTACTTCTATTGCTAGTTATTTAAAAAAAGATCATTCTACAATTTTACATGCTATAAGTAAATAGTTCCCCCGCTATTGTTTTTAACGGCCTTCAAGACTTGACGTCTTTGTGGGCCGTTTTTTTTATAGCTAACGTGTACCCAGGAATAGTTAAACTCGTTAATTACTTGGTCAAATGGTAGCTTAGCTACAATAAAATCAAATATGTCTTTATTAGTAATATCGTGTGAGTGGCCATCCATGTCTAAATCCATGGCTTCGCCAAAATTATGCTGGCTATTTTTTACGCCCCCGATAAGCTTATTAAGTTTAGCCGACCTATAAGCGCTGCTTATGTAAATAGGCACTCTAAACTCAATACGTATAGGCTCGAATATGTTTTCGGCCAAAGCTTTTAGGTTTTCAATATGTTCTGGAGTTGGCATATTATTAATGCCGTGACGCTTGGCGCTTTCGGATCTAATAAGTTCGGCTAAGACAAGGTGTTGAGAAATGACCATAAATAACGTTTTAAAATAAATATAACCGCTAAACCGATTATAAGCCACCAAAAACGGCTTTCGGCATTTTGCTTATACTTATACTCAGTTTGATATAAAACCTTGTAAAATCGCACCGAATCGCTTAGAATGCCTATCATGCGCATATCTTGCACATAAGCAGTTTTAATGTCTACCACCTTAATAGTCTTAACTATTGTTTTGCCTTTCTCGGTTAAGGTAATTACATTGTTTATTGTGTCGCGCTTATAGTCTACAATGGTGTCTTGTAGTATTGTGGTATCGCTTAAGGTTACTACCATAGTATCGTTAGCGCATGGACGCTCTAGGGCCAAGGTGTTAAAAACTCTATTGCTAGCGTCTCTATTATTTAAAACTAAGCGCTCGGCCTTACGTAATGGGTTGCAAGCGGTAATTAATATGGCCAAAAGTATAACTAAGTAAATTAAAAAAAGTCTTGTTTTATTTCCCATAACGTGTGTCGTTTGGATTAAGCCAGTTTATAATAATAGGTAAAATAGATATTACGGCGGCGCTTATGCACTCTTCTAAGGTTACCTCATAAATATTACCTTTACTAATAATCATGGTAAGTATTGCCGTAAAGACAAGCTTAAGCCATGATCCATAAATACTATTTAAAAATTTCATTTTATTTTCTTTGTGGCGTTGTAGTAATACCTTATTGCCATAAAACCGGAAATAATAGCAACCAAGCCGGCTACTAAAGTAACAAAAGGTTGCGCTTGGGTTACTGACAATGTCGCGGCGGTCATTGATACGCCGGTATTGATTAAAGCTTGGCTGCTATCTTGTTGCATTTAGTCTTCGTTTTTAGGCTCTTCTTTAGGCTTTTGTTCTTGCTCAAGCTGACCAAAGAAAGTTAATAATGGAAGGCCGAATTCCGTAGGTATCTTGTTAATAAAAGCCTTCAAGTCTGTTAAGTGTGTTTCGTTAAGTTGTAACATAATTTAATTTTTTACAAATATACTAATTTTCTACCATTTCTACATAATCGCCAACAATAGTAACATCTATTTTAGAAGCTACCCAATTGTAAGCATAATCATTTGTTACCCAAAGAGCATAATCTTGACCGGTCATAGTTAGATTACCTTGTTGTAATTGACTTTGAGTCTCACTTAAAAGTGCATAGTAGAATGTAGCTGAATTGCTTAAATTGTCA